GATATTTTTCGACCAACTCTCGAATGGATAAAAGATGATTGGCAGTCTAATCGTTGGCGCTTTGTTGTTGAACTTATTGCTTGGAGTATTAGCATTGGCTGTAGTGTTGCAATGGCTCTTACGGTACCGACCCCTCCGTTACTTGTTCTTTATCCTATTTGGATTACTGGTTGCGCTCTTTATGCTTGGGCTGCTTATACTCGGAAATCATTTGGCCTACTTGCTAATTATCTTCTACTCACTACCATCGATACCATTGGTTTGATTAGGATGTTGACATGAGTAACCCATTTGATTATGTTAATGCAATATTACAAAATAAGAAACAGCTGATTGTCGATGAGATTACCGAAAAAGACTATACGCCTTTTTTGGTAAATCGTAGTTTATCTTATCATAAAGACTGCATTTTGTATGCAAATGAGATGAATAGACGCCATTTTCTGGACAAGAAGCTCCAGAATGATTTTTTATTGAACACAATTAGACCTCAAAAAAGACCTTTCGTGAAGTGGGCAAAATCTGAGAAAAATGACGATATAGAAGTAATTAAACAATATTTTAAGTATAATACTGAAAAAGCCATTGAAGCTTTAAAACTTTTAAACCAAGATCAAATTGACGAATTAAAAAATAAAATATCTAAAGGCGGATTTTAATTCTTACATTTTTCACCATGCAAACCATGATAACGAACAAGATTTGCTTTTTGAAAATATTTTTTACATTTTTGACAAACGAATTTTTCTCTATTTTTAGACGCAATAGAAATTTTCTTTTTGTGTTCTTCAGAACAAGGAATAGGTCTACCTTTTCCACCTTTGTTAGCTTCAGAAATTTTTCTTTTTCGTTCATCTGAACAAGGACTCAATTTCATGCCAGTTGTTATTCCACCTCTTTTTTTACGAGCAATAGACATTTTTTCTTTTTGTTCTTTTGATTTAGGTTTACCTTTCAAAGAAATTGATACCGCCATTCTTCGAGCTTCATCAATAGTTATTTGATTTGACAAAGTTTTCCATGCAATTAAGTCTTGTTCACGACCATGTTCTTCGCAAAGTTTCTTATGCGCTTCTGCGTGTTCTTCAACAGTCAAAAGAACAAGGTTTGAAGAATCGTCAGTTCCACCCATATGACGAGGTATTATATGATGTTTATGAAAATTTTTATTCATGAGTATATTTATACAATATGATTTTTTAATAGATTAAAATGTTGAATATTATAAATACAATCAGGTCACAGAAACGACCTTTTGCGAAGTGGATAAAATCTGAGAAAAATGAAGATTTGGAATGTATAAAAACTGTCTTTGGATTCTCCGACACTAAAGCCCGTGAGGCCTTTCGCCTTCTTAGCAAAGAACAAATCCAACAACTAAAAGAACAAACCCAAACGGGTGGATTGACTAAGAGGTAACTATGATTGATTTGACTAAATTTATTGAAGTCACCTTGATGCAACAAGATGATTTTCTAAAGGTAAGAGAAACACTTACTCGTATTGGTGTTTCTTCACGCAAAGAAAAAGTGCTGTATCAATCGTGTCACATTCTACACAAGCAGGGTAAATATTATATTGTGCATTTTAAGGAACTGTTTGCATTGGATGGCAAACCATCTAATATCTCTGAAAATGATATTCAAAGGAGAAATGCGATTGCTAAGCTCTTGGAGGAGTGGAGTCTTGTGAAAATTATGAATCCTATCTTGTTGAAGGATAATATAGCACCGTTGCATCAAATTAAGATTATTTCGTTTAAAGAAAAAAATGATTGGCAATTAGTTACTAAGTATAATATAGGCAAGAAAATACAAGAGTAATAACATGGTGAATTATCATGGACAAAAAAATGAAAGTAGTAAAATTGAAGAATCGGTATTCAACTGAACATGTTTATACCGAAAATTATGATGATGTTCGTAAAGAAGGTAACTACGAATTCATCCTGGTCTATCACGCCGATAATCCAGGTAGAAAATTTCTAGTTAACCGACTGGCCTACGAAATCGTGAATAAATAAAAGTGTGACGCCTAATGGGTCACATTTTCGTTAACTCGCTTAAAAGGAGACAAGCTATGACACCAGGACGCATTCATCCCTTTCCATTCGGTCCACTTGCCCAAACAACTTTGGGTTTTGATAGGTTTTTTGACGATGTTGAAAAACTCTTGAGCATGGATATTCAAAAAACTGTTTCAAACTTTCCACCACACAACATCATCAAACTAGATGATTCTCGTTATGTCGTAGAATTGGCCGTTGCAGGCTTTTCTAAAGACGAAATCGAAATTTCTGTTGAAGATGGCACATTAACTGTGAAAGGTGAAAAGAAAGCGAAAGACATTGAAATTCAATACATTCATCGTGGCATTGGAACAAGGTCTTTCACTAAAGCACTCACCATTGCTGAGACAATCGAAGTGAAAGGTGCTGAGTTTAAAGATGGTATTCTACGAATTGGTTTGGAGAATATCATTCCTGACCATAAGAAACCTCGCAAGATTGAAATTGGTTCTGAATTGAAAGAATTCAAATCACAACTTTTGCAAGAAAAGGAGACTGCGTAAGTAAGTGGGGCATTTTGCCCCACTTTTTAAATTATGGAGATATTATGAAGTGTGATAAAAATTTCAAACTGAACAAACAAACCAAACGATACATTGCAACTATTAACGACCCAATTAAGAGGTCTGAATTTAAAAATGCCATGATTGAAGCACAACTCGTTGCTTCTATTCCGTTTAAATCCGAAAAGAAAAATAAAAAAGAATCTGTTGAAGAATGAAGCAGAAGTTTATTAATGCACACATGGCAGCGGCCGAAGTTTACTCTAAACTATCATCCGCAAAAAGATTACAGGTAGGTTGTGTTGTCGTAAAAGATAACACCATTATTGGTATTGGTTACAACGGAATGCCGTCTGGTTGGACAAACGATTGTGAAGAAACAATTCAACATTCGGATGACACAGTTGAATTGAAAACCAAACCAGAAGTAATACATGCAGAAATAAATTCACTTGCAAAAATAGCACGAAGCACCAATTCAAGTGAAGGTGCCTCCGTATTTGTAACACATGCGCCTTGCCTTGATTGTGCAAAACTAATATATCAATCGGGCATCACCAGTGTCTATTATAGAAACATTTACCGCGATGCAAAAGGTATTGATTTTTTAAAACAATGTAAAGTTGAGGTGAGAAAAGTATGACAATATTTACCTCGAAAATTGTTGAAATATGCGATACTGATTGAATTAAACTATTGGAAGATTTAAATGAAAACAGTAAGTTCTAAATTAGAACCGTTTGTAGTGACAGGCGTAAAACCAGGTCAACCCGAAAATTATATGCTTGAAGAAGCTTTCTTTCCAATTACAGAAGAATCTTTTCCAGGTAAATGGAAAGTAATTGTTTACTATCCAAAAGATTTCACATTCGTATGTTCAACTGAAATTGTTGCGTATGATAAACTTGCACAAGATTTTGAGGACCGTAATGCAGTATTGTTAACTGGTTCTACCTATAATGAATTCTTTAAAATTGAATGGCAAGAAGCACATCCAGATTTGCGGAAAATTAAACACATTCAATTCGCAGATGTTAACCGTGATTGGGAAAAATCCCTCATTGAACAATTGAGTTATTTAATGGGTTATTTCTACGAACCCGCAGGTGCTGCATTGCGTGTAACATTGATTGTTGACCCGCAAAATGAAATTCAACATGTTACAGTCAACAACTTGAACGTGGGTCGTAATCCCGAAGAAACCTTGCGTGTGCTTGATGCGCTACAAACACACGCAAAAAACTTTTTTCCAACATGATAGAGAATCCCCATACAACAGAGCATAATTACTAGTTTAAAGTTAAAGGAAAAACTATGTACTGGGGATATCATCTGATGCTGGACATAAGCGGTTGCAATGAAGCAATTTGTAGTCGAGACAGCATATACAAATTTGTTAAAGACCTGATTGTTCGCATTGACATGACTGCTCATGGTGAACCAATCATCGAGTATTTGTTGCCAGGAGATTCAAAACAAGGCTTTAGCCTTATGCAATTAATTACCACAAGTAATATCTCTGCTCATTTTGTAGAGCCAAATATGACAGCCTACATTGATATCTTCAGTTGCAAACCGTTCGATATTAGTGTTGCTCAGAATGTTGTCAAGGAATATTTTGGTCCAACTAAGATGCGTATCAACTATATCACAAGGAATGCGGATTAACAGTCATGGATTTGGCCGCTGTTTTAGTAATCTTAATTGACCGGACTAACTTTTAGATAATGGAGTTATATGATGCTAGTATTACCTGATGAAATGATTTGTCGCCCTGTGGGCTTTACCTGTTCTACCTTTGACCTTCTTCATGCAGGTCATATTCTAATGCTTGCTGAGTGCAAAACAGTCTGTGATTATCTCATTGTAGGGTTACAAACAAACCCAACAATCGATAGACCAGACACCAAAAACAAACCAGTTCAATCTATTGTCGAAAGGTATGTTCAACTTTCTGCTGTCAAATTTGTGGATGAGATTGTCGTCTATGATACCGAAAAAGACTTAGAAGATTTGTTGATGTTCTTGCCAATTACATTGCGTATTTGTGGTGAAGAATATAAAGATAAACCTTTAACAGGTCGAGATATCTGTGACAATCGTGGTATCAAAACATACTACAATTCTCGCACACATCGATTCAGTTCTTCCGAGTTAAGGCAAAGAACTTATGAACACGAACACGCGAGATCGAGCGCGGCCTCGCGAATCGAGGTCGCGACGTACTTAGAAAAGAAAAATTCTAATGAGTAAAGTCTTTACCGATGTGCTTGTCTTTATGATTGCTGCCGGCCAAACAGCAACTCGAAACAATGATGAACAGGCTGTTTTATATCATCGACTGATTAACGAAGAATATCAGGAATTTTGTAAAGCAAGGCTTGGTAATGATGATGTAGAAACTATTGATGCTTGTTTTGATATGATATGGGTGATTGTTGGATATATGTTATCAAGAGGTTGGGACTGTGAAAGAATTTGGGACGAAGGCGCACTAAGTAATTTGCAAAAGATTGATACAGAGACCAGAAAAATTTTAAAAAGAGAAGATGGAAAGATCCTCAAACCTGAAGAATGGAAACCACCCAATTTTAGTCGGTTCGCAAAGTAATGGCATTTTTAGTTCACAACTTACCACCAGTCCAATGCTTTGTTAAGCAGGAGTTTCTCTATGACTTTGAAAAAGGTCATGGAGAACTTGAACCTTGCATTTGGATGACAATTAAATGTATCAAAGGTCAAGCATTTAGAATTGAAGCGCTATTACCCAATTATGGTGCATTATATGATAAACTACCTCTACACGCTTTTGTAACAAGGCAAAATAATTTAAATGATGCAAATTTGCCTTTGGACTACTTGCAAATTTGGGATTGTTTGAGTTATAATATTACTGTCATTGAAAAAGACAACCTTCGGTTGTTGAAGTGTAAGTTCTTGGATAAAGACA